GAGACGGTTCCAGGCCCGAAGCCGAAGATGTCTGATCCGGAGATCGACTACGACGCGACCAAGTTCGAGGAGGCCTTGAACAAATGGAACGACCAGAAGCGTGCCGCAGACAACGAGTCCGCGCAGCGCCAGGCCTCCGAGAAGAAGGCTCAGGACGACTGGGCCGCGAGGCTCGAGGCCTATGGCAAGTCCAAGACTGAGCTGAAGGTCAAGGACTTCGACGACGCTGAAGCGACTGCCCTGGAATCCCTGGCACAGGTGCAGCAGGGCATCGTCGTGCAAGGCAGCGAGAACCCGGCACTCGTCATCTACGCACTGGGCAAGAACCCGGCGAAGCTCAAGGAGCTCGCCGCCATCACCGATCCCGTGAAGTTCGCCTTCGCGGTTGCAAAACTGGAGAGGGACCTGAAAGTGACCACACGCAAAGCACCGCCGCCGCCCGAAAAGACCGTAACCGGCTCGGCTCCGAAGTCCGGAGTCGTGGATTCCACCCTCGATCGGCTGCGCGCAGAGGCCGAGAAGACCGGGGACTATTCCAAGGTGATCGCCCACAAGCGCCAGAAACGTGTGGCGTCATGATTATGACTTAGGTATATAGTTCGCCCAGGTCTCGCCAGCCTTTCAAATCGGCAGTTGGTTGATGGTCGCCGTCCAGCCGTCAAGTGGATGAGTGCAAAGCGCGAATCGTTCTGCATCCGAGGCAACCCCCGGATGCGCTGCACCGTCTACAACCATCGGAGACCAACATGTCCAACAGTTTTTCCAAGGAAGAGCGCGTTGCGTTCGAGCAGCTGATCGAGGGCTTCGATGACGCCCTGGTGCTGTCGCGCAATGTCGCCAAGTACCAGACCAACCCGACCGAGATGGAGCGCACCGGCGACGTCATCTGGCGTCCGCAGCCGTACATCGCCCAGACCTTCGACGGCATGGACCAGACCACCAATTTCCAGAACATGACGCAGCTGTCGGTGCCGGCGACGCTCGGCTTCAGCAAGGCGGCCCCCTGGATCCTGGATGCGAAGGAGCTGCGTGACGCCCTGCAGGAGGGTCGCCTCGGCGACGCCGCCAAGCAGAAGCTGGCCACAGACATCAACGTTGCCATCATGAACGTCGCTGCCAACCAGGGCACGCTGTTCGTGAAGCGCGCAGCTGCTGCCACCGGCTTCGACGATGTCGCGGCCGCCGAAGCCATCTTCAACGAGCAGGGCGTGCCGATGAATGAGCGGTGCCTCGCGCTCAGCACCCGTGACTACAACGGCATGGCGTCGAACCTGGCCGGACGCCAGACCGTGGCAGGCAAGGTGCTCACGGCATACGAGAAGGCCTACGTGGGCCTCATCGCCTCGTTCGACACCTACAAGCTGGACTATGCCAACCGCCAGGCGGCGGCGGCTGGTGGAGCAGGCCTGCAGATCAACACTCTCGTGGCGGGAGCCCAGTTCTACGTGCCGCGCGCGACCTCGGTCGCGGTGACGGGCGAGAAGAGCAACGTCGATAACCGCTTCCAGCGCGTGACCATCTCGTCCACCACCAACGTGGCGGCCGGTGATGCGTTCGTGATCGGTGGCGTAAATGCGGTGCACCACATCACCAAGGGCGACACGGGCCAGCAGAAGACGTTCCGCGTCATCAGTGTGGACTCGGCCACGACCATGACCATCAGCCCACCGATCATTTCGGCGCAGGGTGGTACGGACGCGGAACTGCAGTACAAGAACTGCGTGGTCAACACGCCGTCGGCGACTGCTGCCATCACGTTCCTCAACACTGTGGCCGCCTCGGTCAACCCGTTCTGGCAGCGCGATGCCCTCGAGATCCTGCCGGGCCGCTACGCGGTGCCGACGGACGCCGGCACTGCAGTGATGCGCGCCACCACGGACCAGGGCATCGAGGTGGTGATGCAGAAGTTCTACGACATCAACACGATGAAGACGAAGTTCCGTCTCGACACGTTGTTCGGTGTGGTGAACAAGCAGCCCGAGATGACTGGCCTGATCATGTTCAGCCAGACCTGAAGCTGCGGCCACAACACTTTCCGGAGACAGAACCATGAGCTCACAAATTGTTTCTCCCTTCGGCCAGTTGGTGGTTGCGGTTCCCGCAGCTGCCAAGGTGGCCACCTTCTCGCAGGGTAGCGAGCAGTACGATGTCAACCAGCCCTTGGGGTATCCCAACCAGCCGCCGTCGCAGTCGAACCTGTTCACGGGTTCGGGCGCGTTCACCTCGGCGGCGTACACGCTGGCCGGCACGGCTGTCATCAATGCTGGGGCCTACCCGGTGCTCGTCAACGTCGGCACGGACGCCAACGTCTTCGAGCGTGGCAACTTCCAGCCGACGCCCGGCGTCCTCAACGCGACCGGTGCTCTCACCGCCGCGATGATCCTTGCCGGTATCGTGACGTCGACGACGGGTGCTGCCGTGGCGGCAACACTGCCCACCGGTGCGGTGATGGATGCAGCAGCGACCTTTGCCATCGGTGACTCGTTCGACTGGACGGCGATCGCCACCGGCGCGAATGCGTTCACCCTGCAGCCTGCAGCCAACCACACCATCGTGGGTGTGGCAGCGGTGGCAACCGTGACTTCGGGGCGCTTCCGCACCACGAAGACCGCGGCCGGCACCTTCGTCACCTACCGGCTCAGCTAAGCCGCAATTGAGGGGCCGGGTAACTCCGGCCCTTCACCGCACAAGGACACGATCATGGAAAAGTACCAGGACATGGTTTACCGCTGCCCGGGCCCGTATAGCCGCGCTGGCGGGACCTACGACACAAAGGGCGTGAACTCGAGGGCAGAGCATGACGCCGCCCTCAATGACGGCTGGTTCAACACGATGCCCGAAGCCATCGCAGGCAACGCGTCAGTGGTTGAAACGCCGGCCGACGACAAGCCGCCAACCCGTGCCGAGCTCGAGCAGAAGGCGACGGAGCTGGGCATCAAGTTCGACAAGAAGACCAAGGACGAGGATTTGGCGAAGAAGATCGCCGGCGCGCTGGGAGCGTAGTCCATGAGCTGGACGAAGCGGCAATTCGTCGTGCAGGCCTTCGAGGAGATCGGTTACGCGTCGTACAACTTCGACCTGCAGCCGGAGCAGCTGCAGGCGGGACTGCGCCGCCTCGAGGCCATGATGAGCACCTGGAACGGCCGCGGCGTCCGGCTCAGTTACCCGCTGGCCAGCAATCCCGACCAGGCGGAACTCGATACGGTCACCGGCGTTCCTGACTCTGCGAACGAGGCGGTCTATACCAACCTCGCCATCAGGGTGGCGCCCATCGTGGGCAAGACCGTCTCTGTCGAGACCAACCGCGCAGCGCGCAGCGCCTACATGGAACTGCTGAGCAGGTGCGCCATGCCGCAGGAGCAGCAACTTCCGAGCACGATGCCCGCCGGCGCCGGCAACAAGCCGTGGCGCTATGACGATCCGTTCCTGCCTGGTCCAGTCGAGCAGCTCGACGCCGGTGGCGACGGCCCGATCGAGTTCAACTAGGAACCACATGCCCACAATCAACCAACTGACCCGCGTCGACGAACTGAGCGCCGGCGATCTGCTCGCGATCTTCTCCACCGGCAATGGAGATGCACGGGCCGCTGCCATCTCGGTGCTGCAGGACTATCTGCAGGACAACCTCGACTTCTCGAACAACGGCGACTACGCGACGCAGTACGCCGCGCCGGCGGCGACGGGATTCAATGTCGCCATCACGGATGGCGGTGACAACAACACCAACGTTCACCTGATCCTGACGCCGCTCGCCGGCTACGCCAACGGCACGATTACGCTGCCAGCCAAGGCCGGCCTCGTCGACAAGCAGGAAGTACTCGTCAACTGCACGCAGGCGGTGACCACGCTCGCCATCGGGCTGAACGGCGCCACCGCGGCCGTCGGTGCCCCGACAACCTTGGCGGCCAATGCCTTCTTCCGGCTCAAGTACGACGCCGTCACCTTCAACTGGTACCGAGTGGGGTAAGCAGCAATGGAACGTCTCAACAATTCTCCGAATGTCGTGCCGATCACCGCCAGTGATGCCACGGTCTATGTACCAGCGCTCGTCGGGCTGCGTGTGGGCACGACTGCGGGCACGCTCGTGGTCATGAGCGGCGGCCAACTGGTGACCATCCCGAACGTACTGGCTGGCGAGACCATCTACTTGTCCGTCAATAAGGTGATGGCAGCCTCGACCGCGGTCGGCATCACAGGCTTCCAGTGGCCAGAGTGACCGGTGCAGATCCCTATCCTCAATGGCGTGTACACAAGTGAGGCTTCGGACTTTCGGGTGGCCTATCCGTACAACCTAGTGCCCGTTCCTGTCGAGCAGGGGATCAGCGCCGGCTACCTGAGGCCGTCCGAGGGCATTATCCAGCTCACCACTGGCCCAGGGCCCGATCGCGGCGGCATCAACTGGAATAGCACCTGTTACCGCGTCATGGGCCACAGGCTCGTGTCCATTGCCGACACAGGGATCGTTACTGACCTCGGCTTCATTGATGGCGTCGACATGGTCACCTTCGACTACTCGTTCGATTATCTCGCCATCAACGGCGGTGGAAATCTCTACCTCTACAACGGCTCAGTGTTGGCGCAGGTAACGGACCCGGACCTCGGCTCGGTCATCAGCCTTATCTGGGTGGACGGCTACTTCATGACCACCGACGGTGAATTCATCGTCGTCACTGAGTTGAGCGATCCGTTCACTGTATTGCCCGCCAAGTACGGCTCGTCAGAGTCCGACCCAGACCCCGTTCTTGCGTTGCTCAAGCTGCACAACGAGCCAACGGCCATCAACCGGTACACGATGGAGACTTTCAGTAACGTCGGTGGGACAGGTTTTCCATTCTCGCGCGTCGATGGCGCTCTTATCCCCAAGGGGACAGTCGGTGGCCAGGCCTGTTGCGTCTTCATGAACAACATCGCTCTCGTCGGAAGCGGTCGCAATGAGGCGATCTCGGTGTACTTGGCATCGAATGGCCAGTACACGCGGATAGCTACCCGCGAAGTCGACTTGGTACTCAAGGACTATAGCGAGGAGGTGCTTGCGGGTATAAAGGTCGAGGCAAGAGTCGACAAGGGCCATCAGCTCCTCTACATCCATTTACCGGACAAAACGCTGGTGTACGACGGCGCCGCCTCCGCCGTGGTGAACGAGCCGGTTTGGTTCACTCTTGGCTCGGAGCTCGAGGTCGCGCGCTATCAGGCGAAGAATTTCGTCTGGTGCTACAACCGATGGCTCGTTGGGGACGCCGAGCGCATCGGGTACCTCACGGATACGCTCACTTCTCATTGGGGCAACCGCATCGGCTGGGAATTCTCAACGCTCGTTGTCTATGCAGAGGGGCGGGGGTGCATCTTCCACGAACTGGAACTGGTCGCCCTGTCTGGCCGCGTCCACCTCGGCGTCGATCCCACGATCAGTACCAGATACTCGCTGGACGGCGAGGTCTGGAGCCAGCGCCGCTATATTTCGGCGGGGCGCCAGGGGGAGCGCCAGAAGCGATTGGTATGGCTCAATCAGGGATCGATGCAGAATTGGAGGATTCAGAGGTTCAACGGCGACAGCGACAGTCGCCTGTCGATCGCCAGGCTCGAGGTGCGGCCAGAGCCGCTGGCGGTGTAGCGTGGCAGCCGAGAATGACCCGCGACCGGTCCTTCGCCAAGAGCTGGCGCGCATTTTCAAGAATCAGCGCGTCATCAGGGCTTTCGAGAAGCTCTTCGATTTGATACCGCCCGAGTTCATCAACCAGCAAATCCAGATCGACGCCATCGATCTTGCCTCGGAAATCGCTTCGGCGCAGGTCAACGAAGCCGCTGCCGCTATCGAGCGTCTCGCGGCAGCTGTCGATCGGCTTACGCTTGCGCCTCCAGTGCCGCCGGTATCGCCGGGGGATGGTGATGGTTTGGTCGGGCTCGTTGCAGTGCCTGGAACATCAGAGCTGTTCGCCCGTTCGGATTTCATCCCCGGCCTGAATCAGGGAATCGTACCCACATGGACCGGGGCGCACACCTGGACGGTGCGCGCGACCATCGCTGTGAATACGGCTGGCGCGAACGTCCTTGACCTGGGTGCAACCGGCAACGGAGCCAACCTCAAGTACTGGCGGATCCGTGTGGGCGGTGGTGGCGACCTGCAGATCAATATGCTTGCCGACGACCTGGCGACAGTGAAGGGCGGCATCCAGATCGGGCGCAGCGCGACGTCGATCACGGTCATCAATTACGGCAACGCGGTCGACCTCCCGCCGCACAACTTCCTCGGGCCGGTAGGCTTCAACAACACCCCGGCGATTGCCAAGCCCGCGGTGACAGGCTCCAAGGGCGGCAACGCAGCGCTCGCCAGCCTTCTCGCTGCCTTGGCCAACTACGGCCTCGTGACAGATAGCTCAACTTGAGGATTCGCCATGACGACAGCAGTAAGCAACATCATCCCGGCAAAGCAGGCAGAAAATGCCCAGACGACCCAGTACACCTCGACTGGCGTCAAGACCATCATCGACAAATTCACCGTCACCAACACGACTGGCGGTCCGGTCACATTCGCGTGCAACTTGATTGCGTCTGGCGGCGCGCCAGGTGTTGCCAACTTGATTCTGAGTCGCACGATCCTGGCAACCCAGTGCTACACCTGTCCGGAACTCATTGGTCACGTGCTGGAGATCGGAGACTTCATCTCTACCATCGCCGGTGCCGCGACATCGCTCACCATCCGGGCTTCTGGCCGTCAGGTTGCGTCGAGCTAGTTTACTTCACAGGTTCCTTCGGTAAGATCCGAGCTGCTGAGTTTCGGCCCCCAGCAGCCACCTCCATCAGGAGAGTGCTGTGCTGGCTGTACGAGAATCCACCCAGGCTGAAGCTGTCGAGCGCCTTGAAGGCGCCATGCTCCAGCTTCCTCAAGCCGATTGCCCGGTGGTCCACCACTTTGGGCCCGGCATCTATATCCGCGAAGTCACGCTGCCGGCGGACACCTTCGCCATAGGCCACGAGCAGCGCTTCGAGCACCTGAACATCATGGTGAAGGGCGCGGTGGCGATCGTTGGCGAGGGCGGTGACCTCAAGGTGCTGCGCGCGCCGCTCATCTATGTCGGCAAGCCTGGTCGCAAGGTCGGCTACATCATCGAGGAGACGGTGTGGCAGAACATCTACGCCACCACCGAGCGCGACATCGACAAGTTGGAGTCGATGCTGCTAATCAAGAGCCGCGCCTTCGAGTTGCATGCTGCGGAGTTGAAGCAGCTGGCCATCGCTGCCAGGGTCGACGAACGTGAGGACTTTCAGAAGCTGCTGGACGAGACCGGTTTTACTGCCGAGCAGGTCCGCGCAACGTCTGAGAACACCACCGACCAGATCCCCATGCCCGAAGGCGTAGCGCCGAAGATCACCATCCGTGAGTCGATGATTGAGGGCAAAGGCGTATTCCTCTCGTCTCCCTGCACGTCCGGAGAGCTGCTTGCCCCCGCGCGACTTCGCGGGTACCGCACGCCGGTCGGCAGGTACACCAATCATTCGCACAAGCCCAATGCGAAATTCGCCAAAGCTGAGACCGGGGATATCTACCTGGTCGCGCTGCATGACATTCGTGGGTGCTGCGGCGGTGACAGCGGCGAGGAAGTGACCATCGACTACCGGCAGGCGCTGTCGCTGTCGAACATCACCATCGGAGAAGCACTATGAGTGGCATCGCTACTGCCATCGTCGGCGGCGCTGTCGTCTCAGGCATCGCATCCAACAGCGCTGCGAAGAAGGCGGCCAAGGCGCAAGGTAAGGCGAGCGACGCCGGCATCGCCGAGCAGCGCTATGAGTTCGACAAGGTGCAAGAGCTGCTGAAGCCGTACTCAGACGCGGGCACCGAAGCAGTCGGCGCGCAGTCGGACCTGCTGGGTCTCAACGGCCCCGAGAAACAGCAGGCTGCCCTCGACGCCATTCGCAACTCGCCTGAGTTCGCCTCGATGCTCCAGCAGGGCGAGGAGGGCATCCTGCAGAACGCTTCTGCTACCGGCGGTGTACGTGGTGGCAACACGCAGGGCGTGCTATCGCAGTTCCGCCCTCAGCTGCTGTCGCAGCTCATCGAGTCGCGCTTCACCAAACTGGGCGGCGTTGCCGGTCTCGGCCAGGCGTCAGCCGCTGGCACCGCTGCCGCTGCCCAGAACACCGGCAACAACATCACTGACCTGCTCACGCAGGCCGGGCAGGCGCGCGCCGGTGCTGCCCTGGCTGGTGGTCAAGCAATCGGCAACGTCGGCAACTCAATTGCTCAAGCCGCCATCCTCAAACAGATGAAGGTGTTCTGACATGCCGCAGCCATTCAATTACAGCTCAAACATCCCCGACCCCACGCAGAACCTTATCGCTGCGGTCACTACCGGCCAGGGGATCCAACAGCTCAAGGCTGCTCAGGTCGCGACCAAAACGGCCGAGGCATCGCTGAAACAGCAGCAGCAGCTTCAGGCCGACCTGTCCGCGCTGAGCGCGAACGCGTCGCCGGCGGCCGTGGCGTCGATGATGGTGAAGTATCCGTCGCTGAGTGAGCACTTTAAGCGCACCTACGATGTGCTGGGCAGCGAGCAGCAGAAGGCGCACCTCAACCAGGCATCCGAGGTCTACGCGGCGCTGTCGGCCGGCGACAACGACACGGCGCAGAACGTGCTGCGCTCCAACGCCGAGGCGTACACGAACTCTGGCATGAAGAAGGAAGCGAAGACGCTCACCGACCTGGCTGAGCTCATCAAGCTGCACCCAGAGACCGCGAAGACGTCAGTGGGGCTGTTCCTGGCGTCGGCGATGGGGCCTGAGAAGTTCATCGAGACCTTCACGAAGCTGGAATCGGAGCGCCGTGAGCGCGACCTCGAGCCGTCCAAGCTGACGACGGCACAGGCGACGGCGCGCGAGGCGGCCACCAGGGCCAACTTCGCCGAGTCAAATGCCGTCATCGATCTCCAGAAGAAGGGATGGGACATCTGGAAGATCCAGGAGGACGCCAAGATTGCGCGCGAGAACAACCGCATCGCTGCGCTGAATGCCGCAGCGGCACGGGAAACCAACGACCTCAAGCGCCAGGAGCTGCAGGACAAGCTGAAGGATGCGCAGATGGCGCGCGACCAGAAGGTGCGTGACACGGCGGCGTCCATCGAGGCCCAGCGCGGCACCATCGACAACTCGCTTTCCGTCATCGACCGCGTGCTGAAGAACCCGTCGCTGAATGACGTGCTCGGATCGTTGGAAGGCGGCTGGCTGGGCGCAGCCAAGAACATTCTGGATGATGAATCGCAAGACGCGATTGCCGGTATCGAGACCCTCGGGTCCCAGGTGTTCATTGAGCAGATCAGGAAAGCCAAGGAAGCCGGTGCAACGTTTGGAGCCCTGAGCGAGAAGGAGGGCGAACGGCTGATGACAAGCCTCCAGAGCCTGTCCCGCAAGCAGAGCGAGAAGCAGTTCACCAGCAACCTGCAGGAAGTCCAACGTCTGATGCTGAAGAGCCGAAAGAGTCTCGCCGACAAATACGGCATGCCTGACACCATCCCTGACACGCCGAACGCTGCGCCGTCTGCTGATGAGATCGACGCGATCTTGAAGAAGCACGGGGGCTGAGTCGATGGCGACCCTCGCTCAACTCGAGAAGGCTCTCGTCAATGCCGACAAGGCAGGTGACATGGACGCCGCTCGGAAGCTGGCGGCGGTCATCAAGACCGAGCGCGCGCGGCTCGGCGATGCCATCAACATCCCAGGCTATGGAGACATCGGTGATGTGCCAGGCACAGTGCCGGACAAGCCCGGCGAATCCATCGGCAAGAAGATCGCCGGCGTCGGTGAGGCTGTGCTGAGCACCGTTACCGGCGCGGTGGCGATGCCGGTCGCGGCCGCCGCAGGCATCGCCGGCGAAGCGCTGAGCGGGGGCAAGAAGGACGGCGAGCAGATCGCCAACAAAGTCGCCGACGCGATGATCTACCAGCCGCGCACCGAGACCGGCGGCAAGATCCTCGAGACCGTCGGCAAGGTGGTGGAGCCGCTCGTTGCCCTGGGTCCGATGGCCGCTGAGCTCGGTGCAGTTGGTGAGGCGGCTGCAGCTACCCGCCCGGTGGTTCGCGCCGCAGCTGCTGAGGCGGCATCGCCCATCAAGCAAGCAGCTACTGCGCTGGCCGAGCAGGTCAAGCAGAAGATTGCACCCGGTGCGGAGCGCGCCCCGACGCCTGGTACTGGCACCAGCGGCGGTGCTGCTGCGGTCGACATCGCGGACGTACGGCGTGCCAATGCCGAGGAACTCGGATTCACCGGCGACAAGGCGCTGACCGAGGGCCAGGCGACGCGCGCCTTCGAGCAGCAGCGCTTCGAGCGCGAGACCGCGAAGCAGGGCGACATCGGCGAACCGATCCGCCAGCGCATGCAGAACCAGAACCTGCATCTGCAGCAGAAGATGGATGAGTTCATCGACTCTACCGGTTCCGAGCTCACCGAGCCGCGCGGAGTGGGCGAGATCGTCGACAAGGCATTGCGCCAGCGGGCAGCACGCGACAAGACGAAGATCCGCGCCCTGTACAAGGAAGCCGAGAAGGCCGGCGAGATGGAAGCGCGAGTGCCGATGGACTCCGTCGTGCAGCTGCTGAAGGACTCGTCCTCGGCCGAGGCGCTCGCTCCAGTCATCGGTGCCACCGAGAGGGAGCTGCAGCGCCTCGGCGTGCTCAACTACTTCGGCCGCGGCGAAGGGATCAACCTGAAGCTGGGGGATGTCGAGAACCTGCGCAAGTTCGTGACCAAGGTGGCCGGCAGCGACAGGACCAACATCAAGTACGCGAGTGAGATCAAGGCCGCGATCGACGCCGCGACGGAAGGTAAGGGTGGCGACCTCTACAAGCAGGCTCGTGCCGCCTACGCGCAGTCGATGGCTGACTACGAGAACTTCGGCCTCGCCAGGCAGTTGCTGAAGAGCAAGCGCGGCTCAACCGACCGCACCGTGGCCCTTGAGGATGTGCTTCGCAAGTCGGTGATCTCACCGTCTGCCTCGACCGACTCGGTGACGAAGCTGAAGCAGCTCCTTCAGACCGAGGGCGAGACGGGACAGCAGGCGTGGAAGGAGCTCCAGGGCGGTCTGCTGCGTCATCTCAAGGATGAAGCCACCAAGAACGTGGCGCGCGACTCCGCGGGCAACCCGATCGTCTCGGCCGCCGGCCTGGACAAGGCTGTCACGGCTCTGGACAAGACCGGCAAGCTGGATCTGGTGCTCGGCAAGAGGCAGGCCGACAAGGTGCGCCTCATCAATGATGTCGCGAAAGACGTGTTCACGTCGCCGCCGGGCGCTGTCAACACGAGCAACACCGCGACTGTTCTGGCCGGACTCATGGATATCGCGATCAGCGGCACCACTGGTGTGCCGGCCCCGGTGGCGACGGTATTCAACCATGTCACATCAAGAATCAAGGACGCGAAGCTCAAGGCGCGCGTCAAGCAATCACTCGGAGAATGAGATGTCGACCATCAGCATCGTTCCGCCGTATTCCACCTTCGCTGGTCGCGACGGTGAACCGCTTGAGGCCGGTTTCATCTACATTGGCGAGGCCGGGCTCAACCCGCTGATTGAGGCGAACCGAGTCGCGCTGTTCTCTGACCCAGGGTTGCTCGTTCCGGTGGCTCAACCAGTGAGGACCATCGGCGGGTTCCCGGTGACATCAGGCACACCGGTCAGGCTGTACGCGGCCGAAAGCGACTATGCGATCGCGCTGCTGGACAGGAACAGCACGCTCGTCTACTCGTCTCTGTACAACAAGCTGCGTCTGGGTTTGATCGATTCCACTGACATCGAATACGACATCACCGAAGCCGAAGCGCTGAGCGGCGTCACGATCGTCAATCTCTACTACGAACCCGGCAACGTTCTCCGCTACGGCACCAACACTACGCCGGGCACCACTGACATGAGGGTCGCGTTCCAGGCGGCAATGACCTCATCGGAGAGCGTCTATGTGCCCAGTGGCACGTACTACCTCTCCGGGTCGGTCTCTCCTCTAGGCAACTCGCTGATCCGCGGCGCAGGTCGCAGTTCGCACGTCATCGTCAAGGACGGCGACGCCATCGGATTTGATCTGACCGGTCTGACTGGCGTCGAAGTGCGCGACCTCAAGTTCTCCTGCAATGGCGCAGTCGGTACCCTCGGCGGCATCAACGGCAAATCGCCGGTCTACCTCTACAACTCGGCTCAGTGCACAGTCGAGAACTGTTTTTTCTTCAACGTCTACAACGTGGGCATCCGGCTCTACGACTCGTCGAATAACAAGATTCGCAACAACTGGTTTGGTGACTGGTACACCACGTCGACGCCGAACGAGGACTCGGCAAACATCTTCCTGATGGGCGGATGCTCATACAACATCATCGAAGGCAACTTCTGCATCGGGTCAGGAGCCGGCACCGGCATTGTCGTGCATGACTACTATCTGGTGGGCAAGCAGCCGATCGGCAACATCATCAACGCCAACCGGGTGGACAACAAGAAGGCCTATGGCATCCTTGTCTACACGACTGGCGTTGGCACGCCCAATGGCTTTGACTGCAAGACCGTGGTATCGAACAACACGGTGTCGAACATCCTTGGCGACTTCATCCTGGGAGCTTCCGGTGCCGGCATCTACCTGCAAGGTGGTGGTGGCGCGGTATGCGTCGGGAACACGGTTTACAATTGCTGCGTCAATACCACCAATTTCGGCACGCTGGCGATGGCCCACATCACTGCCAGCATTACCAATGGACCCGACACCGCGCAGATCCTGGTGGCAAATAACCACGTCCACTCGTTGCGAGGCCCCGGCATCTGGGCGGCGAGTAGTACCTACCTGGGCCTGAAGGTGACCGGCAATACCATCCGATGTGACCAGCTCGCCGGCGGCGACGCGAACGCAATCGTGCTGTCCAACTCCGACTTCTCGGACGTGACAAACAACGCGATCAAGCAGCTTTTTGGCACGGCGATCTATGTCACCACCACAGGCCCAGGACCAGGTTACAACAAGAACATCAACGTAAGCGGCAACACGATAGACACGCTGGGAATCGGTATCGTCTTCACGAAGATCGGGGCGGGATCGTTCCGCGACGTGATCGTGACGAACAACAGCTTGTCAACTGGCGACTCCGGCATGAACTTCGCCGATGTCGCTGGCATGCAGCTCTCCAATAACAATGTCCGGAGTGTGCTCTATCCCATCTCGGTCAACGGTTGCACCTACGTCAAGGCCTCTGCTAACAAGTTCGAGGCAACAAACGGCGCGGGTTTTCACGTCTTTGGTGGCGTCTGCACCGGCATGATCGTAGATGAGACCAACGCCTTCATCGGCGGGACTGGTGTGCAGAACTCCTCGACCGCCGCCGTGATTTCTCAGTACGGCAATACAGCGCCAGCCATCGGCGGCACGTGGGCGGTAGGTGACCGCGTCATCCGCCTGACGCCGGTGGTCGGTCAGCCGAAGGGCTGGCGCTGCACCGTGGCGGGGGCGCCAGGGACATGGGTGAGCGAGGGCAATTTGTGATGGAGATACCAAGCTCCAATGATCCGAAGAGCTGGTTCGGTGTCATCGCGGCGGCGTTCACCGGGCTCCTGTTGTGGAACACCAAGCGTCATGTGGCGAAGCAGGATGATCACAGTTTGCGGATCCGCGCCCTCGAGACAGACCGCGTGACGAAGGGCGACATCACAGCTGTGTACGAGCGCATCGAGGACCTGTCGAAGCAGTCGGCCCGCCAGCACGAGATGTCGCTGCGCGTCATAGCCGCGGCGGCCAGGAGTACTCGTGGATAGGAACATCAAGGCCTTCCTGGACATGATCGCGCACAGCGAGATTGGGCCTCGCCTGCTCGCCAAGTCAGACAACGGCTACAACGTGATTGTTAGCGGCCAACTCTTTGACGATAAAGGAACGCCAGACGAGCTGTTCGATGACTACAAGGACCACCCCCGTAAGGTGATTCCGCTGCGTCCCGGGCTGAGATCGACTGCCGCCGGTCGCTACCAGCTGCTCGCCCGCTACTTCGACCACTACCGGATCAAGCTGGGCCTGCGCGATTTCTCGCCTGACAGCCAGGACGAGATCGCCATCCAGCAGATCAAGGAGCAGCGCGCGCTGCCAGATGTACTGGCCGGACGCTTCGACGTGGCGGTCGAGAAGTGCAAGAACATCTGGGCATCACTACCTGGAGCTGGCTACGGCCAGCATGAGAACAAGCTGGTAGACCTGCGCGTCGCCTACGTCAAAGCTGGAGGAACGCTCGCATGAACGTCAAAGAGTCGATGGCGCTCATCTTGGCCGGCGTTGTGCTGCTGATCATCGCCACGCTGTTCCTGCGCAGCCGCAGTGCCCACAGCAAGCTCTCCCTGGACGACCTGCTGCTGGGCGACGACGGGCGGCTCAGCAAGGCCGCAGCCGTCATGATCGGCGCCTTCGGGCTTACCACATGGTTGATGGTGTACCTCGCGTTGCAGGGGAAGATGACCGAGGGCTACCTTGCCATCTACGTCGCAAGCTGGATCACCCCCACCGTGGCGGTGATCATCAAGCGGCCTGCTGAGGTACCCACCTCGACGCTCGAGACGTCGACCACCTCGACCACCAAGGTGAAGGAGGTGCAGTCGTGAGCCTCATCCCGGATCCACTGCGCCCGTACTTGGCGCTGATCAAGGTCGGCGTTGTCGTCGTCCTGGTCGGTGCCGCATTCGTCGGCGGCTGCTCCCACGAGCGCGATCGCTGGACGCAGAAGTGGGCTGACCGTGACGCCGCCGACAAGGCGATCGCCGACAGGGCCAAGGCCGATGCCAAGTTGAAACAAGACGCGGCCGATGCCGCAGGGGCTGCTCGTGAAAAAGAACTCCTTGATCTGCGCGCTTACCGCGACGCTCACCCTGTCGGTCCTATGCGGCTGTGCCTCGCAAGGCCGGCTGGTGTGTCCCCCTCCGCCGGCGCCGTCCAGGGTGATGGCAGACCCGGCCCCGGCCCCGAACCTGTTCAGCCGGTGCCTGCGGGAGATCGTGGAGGTGGGGAGGGGCGAGCGGAGGCAGGACCAGATCTCGCCGGAATGCTCGACGCTCTTGCAGCCCGTGCCGACTACGTGAGCGCAGGCCTGCGCGAGTGGCAGCGCCGGTGATGTGGAGACTGCCTGCGGCCCTAGGACGTATCTGAAGCCGGCTAAGCCGCCCTGAGCCGGAAGGACGAGGTAACGGCCCCCAAGGGCTCAGGCCATCTGCCGGATCGCCTTGGGGACGCCATAGATGCCCTGTACGTCATATCGACCTGCAGCGTGTCCGGATCCAGAGCGACTTCCTGCAGCAGACTGATGAGCGCCCGGTCGTCATCGAAGGCCAGCAGGGTGCGTTTCACGTCTGCCGACGTCAGCTTTTGCATTTCCCGATTCGCTTCGTCCTCAGCGGCCAGCGCGACCGCCTCACGTTCGAGCGCCTCGATCCGGCGTGCCAGTTCGCCGACCAGCGGGATGTAGGCGTCACCGCCGTCCTCGATGGCCAGGCGCGCGGCCTTGGCTTTCTGCCGTGCCAGGCGGGCGATCTCCTCATGGACCGGCTTGGCGGCATTCGCCGTGGGCTGCAGGCTGGGCCTGTCGAGCAACTGTTCGATGAAGCTGTCCGAGCGCAGGTCGCTGCGCAGCTGCGCCAGCACGCCGCGCTCGAGGAGCTGCGCACTGATCCACCGACCAGGCCGAAGCCGATAATGGGAGCCTGATCCCTCCCACCGGCGACCATCTGGCGTCACCAGGATCTCCGACAGCAGGAACATCGACTGCGATCGGCGTGCACGACTGATCGCAGCCCCGACATGGCTTGCCTCGAGCTGCGCGATGATCTGCTCAGCCTGTGCCTCGGTGATCAGTGCCTGGTGCGTGTCGCGCTGGATCTGCCATTCCTCGCGCGGCCGCCGTTTGCTCTTCCCCTGGCCGCGCTGCTTCTTGTCCGTATGCCGGTTCCAGATGGTGTGCCCAGCATAGGTCAGCGCGTTCCATTCCACGTCGACGAGCGTGGTCGATTTGCGGCCGAGTCCTGCAGCAGCTCGAGCTCGAGGCACGCCGGCCGCGCGCGCCTGCAGGTATGCGGTGACGGTACTGGCCTCGTGGCTCACGACCAGGTGTGATTTGGTCACCGGCTTGCCATCACGGATCGCACCGGTCGGCTCGTGCTTGAGCTGGTACCCCCACGGCGCACGGCCGCCGGCGCGCCAGCCGCGGCGAATGTTCTCAGCCATGCCAGCCAGGCCCTTGTCGCGCGACATGATCGAGTTCACTTCGTCCATCGCCTCGAGCATCGACTCCAGGATGACGGCCGACACCGGGTCGGTCTCCGGAATGCTCGCGATGATGAGCGTGACGCCATGCTTGCGGCACTGATGGCGGAAGGCCTGCGCGATGTAACGACCGCGCGCCAGGCGCGAGGTGTCATGCATCAGCAGGTAGGTCCAGCCGCGATCGCGGCGCTTGATGTCGGCGATCAGCCGCTGGAAGGCAGGGCGGTCATCGGTCGAGCCGCGGCGGACCGCATCCTCATAGGTCTCGACGATCGTCAACGACCGGGCCGCGGCCACTTCCCGCAGCTTGTGCAGCTGGGCTGCCGGGCTCACGTCGTTTCGATCCTTCGTACTGCGGAGATAGGCGGCTGCGCGCATTTTTCTTCAGGGCCTCAGAAATCAAGGCTAGCACAATGGCCGGATCCGGCCGATTCAGGGTCCGAACGGTCAGACGTTTCGTCACAGGGCCAGCCCCTGCTGGGCCGGCTGGTGCCGCTGGCAGTAGTCCTTGCCTGGCGCCGGCGACGTGGCGCAGCCATCACACAGCGGCTGATCACACGTCTTGCGGCTGCCGGCAAGCTTGCCATCGCACAGCTTCGTGGCCGGTTTTCCGCAGCTGCAGCGCTTCGGCGTGAGCGACTTGCTGCCACACACGATCGCGTGACCACCACCAGCAAACTGGACGCGCGTGCACTTCACTGAGCGAACTCCGCCAGACGCCTGGCAGCTTTCTTCTTTCGCGCATACCAGTGGATCGGATGAACAGTGGCACCGGCGGGAATCTCGTTCGCTGGCCAGCGCGTGCAGTTCAGGTAGCGCCGGCGCTTGATGGTGGGTGATGGCCGGACTTCGTCGATGCGGTAGACGCTGCCGCCGTTGCTGCGCATGAAGTCACCGACGTCGACCTTCCCGCCGTCGTAGAACAGCTTCACCGGTGTGTAGTCGCCGCGAGGTTTCATTACTCGAACAGCTCTGCGGTCGCGCGCAACCCCTGGCCGGACTTCTCTGCGTACCCCAGCGCCACCAGTTTCGCGAAGGCCGATGAAACCGGTCCGGAGTCGGAATATCCGGCCGCGTCCCGCAGGCGCCCCTTTGCCAGGCTGTCAGGGTATGCGTCGAACAGCGGTGCCAGCAGCGCCTTCTCCATGCGCGACAGGCGATTGCCCGTGAGTAGCAGATCGCGCAGCGCCGCACCCTGTGGCAACGGATCGTATGGGCCCCAGAGCCGCGATGCCCGTCGGTGTGATCGTCAGCAGCGCACCCTGCAGGCGCGTGTAGCCCGCGGCCGCGAGCTGGGCGAAGCACGTCGACACCGGACCGCTGTCGCTATAGCCGGTGTGGATCCGCACCTGACCTTTCGTGAGGCCACGCGGATGCTGCGCCAGGGCAGTGAGAAAGGCCCGCGGCATGGGCTTCGAGGCCATGCCATCGGGGCTGCTGCCGGCGACACCGCGAACGACTCGAGGCTCCGGGGAAGTCGCCGCCCGGGTTCGTTCGCGGACAACCGCACGACCACGGTCGTCGCCGGCAACAGGTTCAGGAGTATTTACCGGGTTTTTACCCGGTTGAAATGGCATAGGAATGCCATTGTTATGCCCGGCGCCGCGCCCAGCATGCTGCCCGCGCTGCGCGAGGGCCTGAGCATGAGCAGCATCCAGGATCTTGCTCACATCATCGATGGCGCAGTCCCAACCATCCGAGAAGCCGATGCGCAGACCCCGGGTGTATCCGGCCTGGTCAGCCGCCTGCAGTTGCTCGGCGCTCGGCGGCGGCGGCATGTTAATTTTTGCGCTGCCGGTTGAGGCTGCTTTCTCCAGCTCGCGGATCCGCTCCTTCAGCAGCTTCGGATCGTTGTCCTCAGCATCTTTCACGGC